GCGATAGAAGTCTGGGACACAGCCAAAATGGGATTATCAGCCATAAAGCCACCTTAAAAAAAGGGGGGAAAGAAATCCCCCCCTTCGGTTTTAGATTTCAGGTATCTGCCCCGGTTTTACTTTCGGAACGGTTTCAACCTTAGGCGCGGGTTCATCTTCTACCGCGAGTCCCATGGCTTCAGGAGGAACTTCGGGAACCAGGGTATAATCTATATTGGCCAGCCTTTTGGCTTCCTCCTGTCTGACAGACTGCTGAGGAACTTTGGGCGCCGCGTGGGGCATGGGTTCATCAAATCCGGAAAACCGGAAATGCTTCTTCCCAAGAGCCCCTTCGGGGTCGACATCATAAAATCTTCCCCTCAGGTATCCGACTCCCTGCATACTTTCCCAGCAGTCATTGATACATTGTCCGTACATAAATGCTCTCCTTTACTTTGCTATAGGTTAAATGGAACCGTCCATATCGGGGCCGAACCACATGGTCATCTTCCCGGAAGAGTTGTTACTTCCGGATACGACCTCGATATAAGCGTCGGCATACCTCTTCAGGTCCTGAGGCGCGACCGGGACAAAGTAATGGGCCCCCGCGATCAATTGAGCGACAGTAAGTTTCCTGGAAGCGATGTCGGTATCGGTCGTAGTCGTAGTTCCGGTATATACATGGGCTATGATACCTCCGGCCGGGTCGGTCGTAAAGACCGTGGTGATAACGATATGCAGGCCGAAGTGGTTCATCCGGGCCTCTCCGACGGAATTGAGATACTGAGTACCTCCTGACCTGGCCCCGAAGTCGATGTAGTTGGCAGAGTGGGCGCTCCCCGACCCGATAATTGCCGCAGCATCATGCAGAAGCATTAAATAATCATACAACATGGCAACCTCCTAAAAACAAAATTGTTAAAATTTACATTAGGAAATAGTGGTCTCCGTGCTTAAAATTTTCTCGGCGACGAAGATCGGGATTCCCTGGAACCGGGTCACGCTCCTGCCCCACACATCGCCCGTGTCCTCGTTCTGCGTGAAGTAGGTGTTTAACTTCTGGGTAACGGCCCGCTTGTCGATCTGGCTCTTCAAGAGCCTATTGACGAAGATCACCGTACCGGGAGCTTCTCCTGAACCGGGAAGCCGGTTCTTGGCATCGATAAAAGTTTCCTCGTCGAAGATCCCCGTTGATACTCCGGAAGTGGTGTCGATGTTACAAATCCTCTGCACGCACCGCTCGTCTTCCACTACCAGACCCGCGAACCACCTGAAATGCATACGAAGAACCTGATAGAGACCTGCCGTGGTTTCCTTGGTAGATTCTCCAAGGTCCCTTACCGAAAGCCCGCCGGGAAGATTCCGGGGATAAATACCATAGACTTTTCCTTTTCCCATCTCGATCATCCAGGCCGAAGTGAAGGCGCCTGAATTGGCCGCGGCTCCGCCTGAACTCAACACATTGTAGAACCAGGAGGTGTCATTGTTAGGATAAGTGGTTAATGATTTAAAACGGTTGGCAAGCCCTACAAACTGAGCAGGGTTGGTCGCAATGCTTCCGTAAAAGAAAGCATATTCGATGGTCTGGGTGAGGGCCTCGACTTTCTTCTCATCCTTGTCCGATCTCCACGCAGTCGGGTTGTTCTGGATTTCCCACAAGGCCTTATCGATCTCGGAGTAATCTTCGAACATCGCGATCGGATCGGAGAACCCCTGCGAATGAGCCGCGGTCGGAGAGATAGGTTCGTTGAACCGTCTCGTAACCGGCACGGGGATATATGATTCACGGACCCCGATGTTGCTCATAATTTGGTTCGAAGCTACCATCGGGAGAATTCTGATTAATGGACAGGCCCGGTGCAGAACTTTCGCCATCTGGATAAAGTCCGCAGAGCCGTCAAGAGAGGTATATTGGTTGACCACGTCCATAATGGTCTCGTACCCCAAAACTGGTGTTGCCGCCATGGTTTATCTCCTTATAGATTTTTAGGAGGCGGAGGGCTGTTTGGATATGTAAACCCTTTGCTCTCCTCTTTTTTTCCTGTTCCTGGCGAACCTGGGGCAGTAGTGCTCTCGCCCGTAAGCTGGGCGATTTTAAAAAGAAGCATGGTCAAGGGAGGGAAATTCCCCAGAGTTGTCCCGTCTTTAAGTATTGTCGTAGACAGAACGCCCTTGAATTCCGGAGCAAGGTGTTTTTCCCACACCCTGTCGGCAAGAACCTTTACATCATCAAACTTGTCCCCATACTGCTTTCTAAGCGTGTCTTCAGCCAGCTTCGCCTGTTTCTGACTATCGGCCTCCATACTTTTAATCAGGCCGGCTTGGAAAGAGTTCCACCGGGAAGCCAATTCCTTGGCCATCCCCTTCGGGATTCCCAGCTCCCCAAATACTCCGCGCGCCCACTCGACCATATTAGGATCGTTTGGAACGCCGTCTACCTCGGGGATCTCGTAATCCTTGGGATCTTTTGGGACTTCTGCCTGATATTTTTCAAGGTTCTTACTCAGGTCGGAGATCTTCCCATCGTAATCCTTGACTTTTCCATCAAACTCCTTAAGCTTCCCTTGTGAATCCAGGAAGGCGGTCGCGAGATCGCCCGCTGTATTCATTCCGGTAAACGCTTCATTCGTTCTCAGGTCCTCCGGCAATTGTGCCAAAATTTCTCCTGCCATAATTAATTCCCTCCTTTAAATTATTAAGTCGTCGGCCCTGCCACTATATCGGTAAGACCGCATGCAAACTCTCTTACTTTTCCGGTTGCCACCGTTCCGCCCGATTGACCGGCGACTTTGAATGTCACGGTCTGTCCGGACTGGTTGTTGACCAGATAGATGTTTCCGGGTATGGCAGCGCCCAATATCATATTGGCCCCTCCTCCTGCCGCGTTGGTAAGTTCCACAAAAGAAGCCATCTGCTCCTGGGCGCTCATGACCCAATCGGCGTGGGCCCCCGCATAATCATGCGAAGCATAATAATACTCCGGTGACATGGGGACGATATCCGAGTCGGAACAATTCATTGTCATCCTCATCCCGGGTTGGATAGTGACCCCTGTTTGTCCGATTACTTTAAAAGTCACGGCGTATAGCCCGGAGTTATAAATCACCCATACCCATCCGGGAATGGCTTTTTGAAGAATCAGATTGGAGGCAGCGTTATTATTGGCGACCTGGATATTGCTCACGATCGCCTCGTCATCGCTCAAAGAATAATCCGCATGAGCGCCCTGAAAATCGATATACGACTTGCCCGCCATCATGATTGTCTTGTTGGACGATCCGTCGGGTACTTGAGGACCCCACGGGTATCCTATTGATTTATTCCCTCCCATAAAATCCTCCTGTTAAGTAGTAGGCCCGCTATCGATATCGGAGCCATTGTCCCAATAAAGGGCTTTCTTTGTGTTCGCGATAGCGACTCCCGTCCCACCGCTTCTCTTAAAAGTAATGGCCTGGCCCGAACCATTCACAAGAAGCCAGGTTTTGCCGGGCCTTGGTTTTGAGAGTATCAGGTTGGCCGCACCGTTTGCGTTTGTCAAAAGAATAACAGAAGCTTCCTCCTCCGCTGAATTCATCGTGTAATCGGCAGAGGCCCCTCCAAAAGTGATGGTGATTACTTTCTCTGTCTTCATGTACGCTGGGTATCCGGCGACTTGGCCGCCTGCCGCATTCCATGGTTGCGGGACTTTGATCTTGTTTCCCCAGAGTGGCATAATAAACCTCCTGCTGATAAGATTATTATTCTACAGGCAGATCCATCCGCCTGCATAACTTTCTTGTTATTTTTAATATCGCGTCTTCCTTCAAGGTGATGCCGTCATTTTCCATTTCCAGTACCCCGCATCTCGCAAGGAGTGTAACGCCCATATTATATTCCGCTATCATCGCCTTGTTGTCCGGATCGAGGGTCTGCCCAAAATGACAGGTCTGGAGAATATCCGACAACACATCCATCCCTATCTCACCGTTCAGGAATGTAAGGCGGTACTTAGCGTTGAGTCTTTGCACCGCCCCCGCAAGTCTTTCTCTTTCTTCGGTTTGCCATGGGAACTGGTCCATTTACATTGCACCGCCTTCCGGCGCGGGAACTTCTCCCGGAGCGCCCTCTTCCTGTTGGGGCGCGCCCGTACCTCCGAGCTTACCCGCCATTCCCTGAAGCAGAGAAGCAAGGGGAGATCCTTTCTCGGCGGTTTTTCCAGAAGCCTGAAGAGCCCTTCCGACTTTTGGCAAAGCCTCGACCGTCTGCATCATCTCCTGCTGCTTCGCTCTGCCTTCTCTTATCTTGGCGACGACTTCATCCTCGTTGATACAGCCGGCAGGAACATTGTAAGCTTTAAAGCCTTCCTCCATGAACTTGTCGGCGTTGATTTTGTCCTTGGACTCCTCGTTAAAGTTCACCATCACGGACGCGTACTGAAGGGCCGCTTCCAAGCTTTTAGCTTTAGAGACCCTCTCCTGGATATTTGCCAGCGGTCCGTGATAGGCTACTTCGATCCTGTGTCCTTTAGCTGCTTCCCAAAGAATATCAGGGGGTTGCGGGAGCCTGCCAGCCCGTCCTGAAATTTCCGC